TGGATGTTTCAGACACGGACTCTTTGAACTGTTCCGCATTGAAGATGTTTAGATTTTTAGAATAAACTGATACGACCATTTTTTACCTTTATTGTATAATTCCATAATAAACGTTACCAGATGTGTTTACTGTATTTGCTTGAAGCACAAAGAATGTATTTGCATTCGATGTTTTGACCGAGAATGCACCATTCATTATATTTATAGTATTTCCTGACTGGAATTCTAGGTACACTGTATTGCCAGTGCCTACTCCATGGTAAGTCTTTGTGATACGTATGTTGCCTAAGTTTGCAACATATCTGCCTAGTCTGTAGACAAGCTTATTCGTTGTATTAGCGGCGCGAACCTGAATGTTCATTGTGGTGCCTTCGTCTACTGAGATATGCTCACCAAATAGGCTCATACCTGCTGGGTGGGCCAGTTTCTTTAGCGCATCTCTATATTTCTCAATAGACTTTCTAATGCGAGTTACATATGAATAGTTGTGATAGTATTTACCGTCCTGCAAGAAGTTAAAGCTGCTCAAGTGGCCATCGTCGTTTAGATAACGGCCTGGATAGGTGTACACACCCTGAACAATGGTGACGTTGACCTGTGCTGTACCCGAACCAAAATTGGTCAGGTCAATTACTGGCGCAGTAGCATAACCGGTACCGCCTGCTAGAATGTCGATCTTGAGAATAGCGCCAATATCGTCTGAGGTGCTGGTGAGTATATCGCCGCTACCTAGAAGGGCTGTAACAGCTATATTACCGCCAACGCCAGTCGATGTAATAACATTGGTTGTTGGCAAGTCTTCTAAACTATAGCCTGTACCGCCGATTGGAAATCCAGGAACTTCTTTTAGCTTAACGCCAGTAATAGAACCATATGCGTTTACTGAGCTAACATATCCTCTGCCACCCGTGCCGGCACTAAATGTCGCCCACTCTTTATTGAGAATTGCAATTTCATCATCGACGGCATATCCATAGCCAGGATTAACGATAGCTAACTTACCAATGATACCCAAGTTTTTAATTCTGGTATTGGCCTGAGTAGTCAAAGAAACAGCACCAGTATACTGTTGACCACCACTCAGAACCAGAACTCTCTGAACTGGTCCAGTATTTGCATAGGTAAAGAACCCTAGAGAGTTGGCTAGAGTAGTCGATCTACTGGGCCTCTTTAGAACAAAGAACTGCTGATTTGTTAGTGGACCTGGCAAACCAGGGCTAACAATCAATTGATTTGTTCTAGAATTAGAACTAACAATCGTGGCGTTTGCATAGTAGCCAACAGACACATCAGCGATATAAACGTTATCGAATGTTTCAAAGAATACGTTAGAGTTGGCTTTCCATGCAGACAGATTGATCGTGGTCACCGCCGCACCAATACCACAGCTAATGGTCAGGTTAGACTTGGCGTGGTGTGGCTCAGGTATGACTTCAATTCGATTTAGACCCACACTGCCTGGCATTAATGGAGTAAAGCTAACTTGATTGGATGTGCTGCTGCTAGAAGTTATTTTTAGGACATAACTTGTCGCTGTCTGGCTATTATAAGCATTAATGCTGTCACCAGTCTTAATGAACACATTAGAATTGGCGATTAGATGACTGAATCTCAATGTGCCGATTGATACGCCTGGATCAGAATTGGCTGTCAGATTGCTAGTATTACCAGGCAATTTAACAAGAATATAATCCAAATTGGCATAAGAAAATGTTTCATATGTATTGCCATAGACGGTGCCTATGACCGCATTGGCCATATGGCTAATGAGAGTGATGACAATATTATATGTATTTGGGTGGTACTTTCCGTCGGCACTGACAAGAGAAACGTTGGCGTTAGCACCAAAGCCGCCGGCACTACTGATAAGAATGCTGTTACCATTTTGGAATCCAGCACCGCCATCGATGGGCGATATACTCTTGATTGCAGCCGCAGAAACTTCGGAGATAGCTAGAATAGCACCAGAGCCAGTATTACTAACAACATTAGCTCTTTGACCAACAGAATAGTTATTACCGCGATTGATAATGTCAGCACGGACAATAATGCCAGAGAACACATTAGCTGCGATATCTTTGATTAAGCCTTCATCTTCATAAGTAGCCCTAATTAATTCACCAGCTTTGAAGTCGCGCACCTGGTTAGAAATCTTTAGTTCTTTAACGATAACGCCTGTTTCATAGTAAACGTCTACCGATTCGACAGTGGCGGTAGCATTAGATGTTTCACCACGAATTTGGCGGCCTGTGAAGTTCTTAGCAGTGAAAATGCCAGGATCGGCTACGTTATTGACTAGAATATCGAAAATCTTAAGTGATTTTTCCTGATACCATTTACCGTCAGAGGCCTTCAGAATGTCGCGCTTAGGGTAATAGAATGTCACATCTTCGTCATAAAGAATTGACATAAGAAATTCAATAGACTTTTCTGTACCACGGGCGCGATAGAAGTCTTTAATATGCTTAATAATTAGGTTCTTATCGGCAATTATGTCTGTTGGTATCATACTCATGAACTGAGAATATAGCTGCTCGGTGTACAGGTCTATACTCTTGTCAACATCTAGTGCATCTCGAAAGCCTTTGGCCCTCTCAATTGTTTTGCCTTCCTGCTCCATGTACTCATAGTAAGACTCGACAAAGCGAATGAAATTAGGATGGTCGTTTCTCGCAAAGAACGGCGCCTGAGAGTATACAAAGTTGGAAATGCCGATATTCGTATTGGCCATTATTCGGGTTCTACACTAAGCTGAATTGCATAAGAATCGCCCTCATCAATAGAGATGATTCGATTTCGTATTGGAGTAATTATCTGACTTTCAGCAGGTATATTGAAGGTCAGTGTATCGTTTGGATAATAATCGTTCTCAGTCAATGAAATAGGCTTAAATGACTCCAGTGTTATTTCACCAGTCACATAATTAATTGTACCTGCACTGTCATTAATGATAACCTTTTCACCGTTTGGCTTGTAGTAGAATATTCTTAGGATGCCCGTCTGTTGCTCTAGGACGGCTGAGGCTGCGCCTTCGACACCATTGCCACCATCGATTGACACAGTGGCCTTGTTATAGTTCGAACCCTTATTTGTCAGGGTGATATTTGATATCTTACCACTAACGATCTTAGCCACCGCAGTAGCTCCGATACCATCACCAGTTATTGTGACAGTAGGTGCGGTAGTATAACCACGCCCTGGATTTTCAATGGAAATGCTCTCGACACCAGTAAATGACTCAGGCACTTCTTCAATAAAGACATTGTGGGTCTGGCCCTCTAGGTCCTTCATCTGAATTTCAGGGAAGGTGTAGAGCTTCGCTAGATAATCACCCTTTCTTAGGGGTAGATTAAACTTGATAGAAAGATTTTTTGCCTGTGTAAAATCAAGTATTTCTCTCTTCTGAAGATAAATTACGATATTAGAACCAGTGATGGATCTTTCTGCATTTTCGATATATTGCTGAAGCTTTGACTGTCTGAATACCGAATTAAATCTCTTTAGCTCTCTCTCATTATAATCTGAGATAGCCGCCAGCACTAGCTCAGTTATCTCGCCCTGAGACAGGGAAGTCTTCTGAGGGTTATATTTTACATCACAGACCATGGTAACATATTCATAATCGGGGTCGACAATCTCAGGAATAATTGTCATGACGTTACGATTTCTGATCAGTGTCTCTTTAATTTCTTCTTTTTGCTTGGTGGTCAGAATATAATTGGTGGTCGGCTTGAGAGAAATATAGACCTTACCATAGACTATTGGGTCATTATCTTCGCCACCCCACACTGAGGCTGATTCGATATAAGGGAAATCTTTTACCAGTAGAGCTTCATAGTCGCTGCTGGTAACCGCACGGTTCTGTACAGTATAGTGATAAGGCGCTCTAAAGCGAATATCTTCTACTGTTTCTTTTGTAGCTGCACCATAGGTCGGAGTGGTCGCGGTAACAACTACGTTACTGCTATATCTACCACCGATCCTATCAGTAAATGAAAATTTAGATATATTATTAGCTGCATCACCAACTGAATCCAGATAGGTGATGGTCACTACTGAACCAATCTTTGGCTTTGCGCCAATAATATCATCACCAAAATATACAGTATAATTGAGGTCAGTATCTTCCTCAAGGAAATAGGCGGGTGTGTCACCCTTTACCTCAGTAATATCATCATATCTGCTATAGACGGTGGTGTAGGTATTTGTAGATGATTCCTGCACCGATACCTGCATACTTGAAGTGTCTACATTTGCAGATGGTATTTTAAAGCGGCGGCGGGTATTTTGTGGGTCCATAAGGAACTGGCGAGTAATAACCTCACCTTGCTTGATATTAACATTAGCAAAACTAAATGAGCCGCCCACCTTATATGAGGTATTAGAATATAGAGTAACGAACGGATAATTGACACCATTAATATCGGTGCCCAATAGCTTGGTATATTTGTCTAGCGTAACGGCCTGTGCAGAGGTTTCTTCTGAACCGGGCGCTGGGGTCACCACAATATTAATCTTGGTGGCTGCGCCTTGACTACTGCGAGGCACATAATTCATTAGCTTTGAAATAGATATAATCGATTCACGAAGCTGGGCTGTATCAAGGAAAGCTTCGTTACCGACCATATTTAAATAATAACCCATATAGTGAGTATTATAGGCCAGCAAATCAATTAGAATTGACATACCCGAGCCGTCGAAATCAAAGTCTTGAAACTCTGACTGGCTACGTAAAAAGGTCTTAAGATTATTTTTAATAGAGTTGAAATCTACTTCCGCGACTCTAAGTGAAGTGTTTTGTGTACTCATCTAATGCGCTCTAAG